CGGCAGGAATGTTACAAGACTGATGTTACGCTATCAGGTACTCGATGCTGATTGATATCTTATACGTCATACTGTCTTGTGCTACGCTAGTATCTATCTGGGCTATCACGAATCATCGTCATAGCTGGGGCGTACCTATGGGGCTGATACTTCAAGTCCTCTGGATAGCTCGCTGGGTATACACGGGACAGTATGACGTAATCATAATAGACTTGGGCATTCTCTCTGTCTATGGGAATGCGCTATACAAACGATGGAGGAGACAACTATGCTAGGTATTAGAGCTGTAGGACAGCAGGAGTGGAGTAGATACAGAGAAGGCAAGGAGTTGACAATGGGTCAGGCTGTGAAGGCTAAGTGCTACGACTGCTCAGGTGGGTACGTTGACGGTGCTGTTGACTGTGAGATGAAGAACTGTGATCTCTATCCATTCCATGCTTACAATCCCAACAAGAAGAAGAGGGCTATGTCTGATGCGCAGAAGGTAGCTCTCAGTAATCTACATAAGGTTAACAAGGAGGTGACTAGTGGCTAGAGCATACTACATCTACGTTATAGCAGACAGTGAGTCAGTGCCTATCAGGGCGTTCACTGTCAAGCATGAGGCTATCACGTGGATAAGCACAATAACTATGTACGAGTCATATAGGATCATCCTGTTTAAGGGATCCGTCTTATCTGTTAACACATCTTTATATGACTGGTATAGAAAGGAGACAGCATGAGCAAAGCAAGTAGAGACAAGGGTCAGCGTGGTGAGCGTGAAGTCTGCGCCTTGCTGACTGAGAAGTTAGGCGGTGAGTTTAAGCGCAACCTGATGCAGACAGCTGAGGGTGGGCACGATGTCCTCGGCTTAGAATACTGTGCGTTAGAGGTGAAGCGTTGTGAGACGCTAGCCGTTGATGCATGGTGGGAGCAGACTAAGGAGCAGGCTGATGAAGTTGAAGCATACCCAGTGCTGTTCTATCGTAAGAGCAGGCAACCTTGGAGTGTGGTCATATCGCTTGAGATGATTAACGAGGTGTACTCAGCTCACAACTGTGAGACTCTTGCGATAGCCGACATGCCAGTAACGATGTCAGTTGACACGTTCTTAATAATATACGAGAGGATGATGAGACGATGAAACAGTATGAGGTATCGATTATCAGGCAGACTACGGAGCATGTCATAGTTGAAGTTGGTGCCAACGATGAGAAGGCAGCAGCTGATAAGGCTAACGCTATCCTACATACAATGGAGATCATTCCTTTTGACGTTGTAGCTACTATGACAGAGATCACTAAAGTTGAGGAGGTGTCGGATGACTAACAGGCCAGTAAGAAAGGAGCAGACTAAGTTTGTGAAGTATCCAGAGGAGGAGTTGACTAAGTTATATGAGAAGCAGATGAGGCGTACTCATACGCTGGACAACGATCTAGTCACGGTAGAGAAGTGGATGCTATGGGCTAGGAATAAGATAGCTGAATGCAAACGTAACGCAAAGGAGAAGACGGATGAGCAATGAACACGTAGGCTGGTCAACTATCAAACACTTCAGACCGGAGGAGTTCGCTTGCTCTTGCTGTGGTGAGCATAAGATAGTGATAGAGTTAGTGAAGAAGGTAGATGAGTTACGCAAAGCATACGGTAGGCCGATGACTATTAACTCTGGCTACCGTTGCATGTCTCACTCGGAGAGCTTGCGCAAGCCAACGTCATCGCATACTAAGGGCGTAGCAGCTGACATCAGAGTTGATGGTAGCCGTGAACGCTTCGAGTTACTTGCGTTGATACTAAAGATGAATCTGTTTACACGCATAGGTATCGCTAATGGATTCATTCACGTTGACATAGATCTGCATAAGGATAGCAGGGTAGCGTGGGTGTACTCGTAATGGGACACGCATCAATAGCAACGCCACCTCCCAGACCATCGGGAACGTTACAGTTGTATGACATGAAGGGAACATTCGTTCAACGCTTCCGCAAGCGCAAGGCTAAGAAGCAGGCTGACAAGCGTATGTGGGGAGCATGGAAGAAACAATGTGATAACTTACTGGAGGTAACATGATGAACGATACGAGAACAAAGATTCAACGCATAGGTGACGTAGTGCATCTGAAGAAGGCGGGTAATAGCTGGAAAGGCTTATGCCCGTTCCATCAGGAGAAGACACCATCGTTCTCTGTGTCAGAGGACGGTGATATGACTCATTGCTTTGGCTGTAGTTGGAGCGGAGACTTCGATCACTTCATCGCAGCGATAGAGGGTAAGATGCCCGGCATTGAGTACGATGACGATGGGGCTAAGTTGTGATACCAATTGAGTACATCATACTGGCAGCTGTCTTCTGCGTCACCTTCGCAGCTATTAGCTGGGTTCTAGGACTTCTGTAACTATGTCACCGAAGAAGGTGCCGCCGTTAGCTGATGATAGACCTAGTATCTTCTTAGCCATCGGCACCGCAGCAGTATAAGCATTCTCAAACTCAGGCTGGAAGGCGCACTCATCTGATACCACGAAGCTAGCAGTACGTGATCGGATGATGTGCCCTCCTTCTGGGATGCCATGAGCAATGCTACCGTTAGCAAACCTCATCTTCGCGTAGCTGGTATCCACCGGCACCGCCATCTTCAGCCACTCAGGTAGCTGGCTGTAGACAAAACTCATCCTTGCATTCTCCATCTTCTTATCGAACACTAGAGCTGCCGCATCCTCCTCCTTCTTAGATTGCAGGAAGACAGCTTGGTGCGGATGGAACATGCACAGCCATAACGAGTATAGCACCGCCACCCATGACATCATGATCTGCCGGCTCTTCGGTATCATCAACCTGTCCGATTCATGTATGACAGCTATGATGTGACGTAGGTATGCCTTGTCAGGGAACGGCTTAGCTGGCTGCGTGCTATCGTGCTCATCCTTTGTTACGACAACTCCAGAGAAGATGAAGTTATTAGGATGGCTCATCCAGTGCTTTAGGAGCAAGAGCTGGTGCAGCTCCACCAAGGAGTCCGAAGATAGACGCTTCAATGCTTTGCTGATTGATGCCTGATCCATCCCCAATGATGCCAACTGCGTGCTTGCTTGGTTTGTCATATCCGAACATATCCCTTAATGATTTAAGTGCTGCCATCTTGTCGTAGAACTCTAAGCTTACTTGACCCTTAGTCTGCTTGATGGTAACTACGGGGCGAAGGTCAACTAACTTAGACTTCTTCGCTTCAAGCTGACCCTTGTCGTTAAACTTGTAGTAGTCACCGGGGTCAAGGAACGCTATACGTGCGTACTCCTCTGCTACCTTGTCAGCTGACACCGACACTTGATCCTGTATCTGCTGCTTGCGCTGCTCCAAGCGATCAAGGAACTTCTTATTCCTGAATAGCTGAGGCACTCGCTTATCAATTGACTTGATAGCATACCCCGCTGTCACGGCGTGAGCATACTTACTCTGAGTAGGGTACATGATGAGCAAGTCGATCAGCTTATCCTGCTTATCGTAATGCTTACCAATCATGGTGCCATCGTCATCGTCCACGTAAGCAGGTACGTCCTTCTCTACCGGAGGTGGACGCTTAGGCGGCATGACTACGCCATCAAGATGCTTGGCGTTCTTCTGTATACTCATCGCTTACCCTTTGCTTTCTTCCCAGTCGCCTTCTCCATTGGCGTAGCCTCAGCAAGCAGCTGGTCAACAGTAGTAGGAACACTGTTCATCTTATCGTTCAACTCCTTCAACGCTTCCATCTGCAGTGTCACCATCTTCTTCAGGCGCATAGCATACGGGTAGTGATCAACATAGTTCTGTCCATCGAGCAGGGGCAATAGCTCTTTCATCTCATCTAGCTGTTTCATAGTTATCCTTTAGTGATAACCAGCTCCGGTTCGCAGTGGCCTCGGTGCGCTTACACCTGACTTACTGCGTTTATCGTAGAAATCCAGAAGCCTCACCAAGCAATCACGAGCTGGTGGATAGTTGGCTTTGATGGCTTCTGGACAGCTGCCCCATATCCTAAGCTGAGCGTCCTCACCGTTCTTCTTGGTACGGGCGAACCACTCACGTAGGATCACTGAATTGTTATTCCTTCTCCTCTCCTCCTCGAACAATACTCTTACCCCCAGCTCCTTCCTGATGCGATGCTTCAAGTCCTCATCAGAGCAGATAAGAATCAATCTCTCTACTTTACTCTTGTGCAGCATCACTCTAACGTCAGAGATGAAGTCCTCCGATAGCTTACCCATCAACTCATCGAAGATGTGATACTCAACGTCATGATGCCAGTCCTCCAACTCCTCATCATACGTCTGCGGCACCTTAGATGCTACCATACAGTAGGCGCTAGTATTGTCATCGTTGCCTAAGAATAAGCAGGCTGTTATCACCTCACACGGATGCCATGCATCGTTGAAGTTCAGCGATATGCCAGCCTGCGTTATGTCTATCTTAGATGCTTCAGTCAACCGTCGATACCATGATGCGCTGACAGCGTCTGGTCAGAGGAGTCTACGTAGTTGCCTACCTTCTGACCCATCTTGTTACGCCCCTCTTGAGAGCATACCGCCTGAGTCAAGTCACCCATCAGATGCTCTGACTTATAGTAATCATCCCCGTACTCTGCTTCGTTGTCTGCTCTGCTCTGTTCTTTAGGCATTAGTAACCTCTCTTAGTTGGTTTACGTACAGGCTTAGCCTTAACCGGCTTCGCCAATCCATTCTTCATCTTGTTAGCTTTGAACGCCTTCGCTATCCTCTGCGTATTAGACGGCTTCTTCTTCTTTGCGCCAACAGCTCGCTTAGCTGCTTGACCACCTGCGTTCCTCATTAGACCCGGCATGCTCTCTCCTAGTTAACGATATGTTTACTAATGTTAAACGTCTCTACCTTCTCAGCCATCCAGTTAGTGGACAAGGCTTTAAAGATATACTTAGCTGCATCGATGCTGTGATTGTTCTTATCGATCATCGTCTCCTTCACGTTCTTATGCTGCCCCGTAGCATTAGCCCACTCAGAGTAACGCCACTGTGACATCTCGCTGAAGTGATGCTTGCACCGCTGCATGATACGATAGCTGGGATGCCCCTCACCCTTCTTCTTCTTATCCATCTCACCCCACTTCTGATTGATCAACTCAGCAAACTCAGTGTCACCACCTCTACTACCTCTAGCGAAGTGTACTCCCTGCTCACTGAATAGCTGCGCCATGCTGACTAGCTCAGTCACACCAGCTCTCTCCTGTGTACGTGTCCACATACTAGGGTCAGCTACGATCCACTCCATGCGCTCATAGAATGGATTAGCTTTGATGGCTTCACAGGTAGCGACATAGCCAGCGTTCTTCTTATAGAACTCATCGATCATGTAGTAGTCATCGTTACGCTTATCGTGGGCTAGTACAACGAATGCAGTAGTTCCCCTGCCAGCATAATCAAACCCCCCGTATATATACCAGTCATCCGGTACATCGAAAGGAGTAATGTATATGCGTTCTCTGTGCTGCTCCATGTTAGGGAACACAAGCTGACCACCTTGAGCATTGAAGTCAATCTCCATCTCCCGCCGCCACTTGGCTCCCGTGATACCACCGGGATAACCTATGAGCGACTTGGCTAACCACTCCTTGCCTGCTGGAGTAGATAGGTCTTTAGACTCATCGGCTGAGTAGTGCACACGTAGTACACGCACGCCGTCAGCTGTTACGTAATCTTTAATTCCCTGCATCAGTGTCTCGCAATCGTTTAAGCTCAGCTCTGAACTTACCAGTGTCAATATACTTTAACTTCTTCAGAGTTTGCGACATCTCTAACTTGTCAAGCTCTTCAGCTGACCTGTATAACTCATGGTACACGTTAGCTTTTAGCTCAGGTGTTTTCTGATGCCCAATCTCCCACCACGTGTCAGGGTTATCTATGTTGCCAGCTGTCTTCTTAACTATGATAGCACTATCAACCATGCGAGCGTACTTCTCCCTGACAGCTGGATCTGATTCCTTAGCTATCTTCCTAGCTGCTGCTATATTCTGGCTGGACATGTCAACGAAGTCCTCACGCCTGAACTGATTCAACGCATGCTTAAGCTTCTGATAATCATCTACGAGTTCAGTGTTCTTATTAATAGCAGCCTCTTTAGCTCTCGCTGCTTCTTCTACACTGCTGCCTTTAGTCAGCTCCCAGAATCTATTGAAGCCGGGGAACTTGCCTGATGCTTCGGCTATCACCTCTTGCATCTTGTCCGACCACTCTACTTTCTCTGATGCATCGAGGTGATCCCATATATCCTGACCGAAGAAGTCAATGGCGTTGATGAAGAAGTTAGATGGAGCTAAATATTGTGAAGCTGCATACCTAATGTTAACAGGGGCACCAGACTCACCGGGAGTTGCCATGTTCCACAAGTCAGCTATCCCAACGAACAATGCATTAGTCTGGTTAGTGCCGTGCCTCACCTTCCTAGCCCCAGCCTTGACATCGTCACCTCTCCATATCTTATCCATGAAGTGAACGTCAAAGTTTCCAGTTACCCCAATCAGAGACTTAAAGAACGGAGGGAACTGACCGTAGAAAGGAATGATAGGCTTGATAGCTTCCATAGCTATATCAGACCTCAAGTTGAACAAACGCTCAGGTATGCCAGAGTCAATTCCAAAATCATCTCTTAGAATACCCATTGCCCTAGAGAATGATAGTAGCAACAGGTTAGCTATAGCTGCCTGCCCTTGATCCATCGGTAGCTTAGCAAACGCATAACGCATCTTACCGTTAGCGTCTACTTGGTTCATGAAAGGCATAGGGAGGTTAACGTTCTTAGCTTTATCCGTATCGTCCATGTCATCATACAGCTCAGGATACTTCATCATGATACCTATCATGAACGATGAGAAGAAAGCTGCGAACTGTATACTCTTCCACGTTGCTACCGTTGGCTCATTCTTAAACGTCTCGATGATGCCACGTGTTGACTGCATGCTAACGTTAAGATAGGGCATGAAGTTATCTGCATACTTAGCAGCCTTGCCACCTTGAGCGAAGTCAAGATAGCTACGTGCTATCCATGCCGCCTCCTCCATTGTCTTACCGTTCTCGCTCGCCTGCTTCATCAGTGCTACTCGCACCCACAGCTCTGAACGCTGGCCTAGAAACCCAGCCCACTTCTCCATTGACTTTAGAACTGGATGTAATGCGGCAAAGCGTCCCGCCTTCTTGCCACCGATCAGCATACCCTGAGTAGTCATGAACTCCATGCCACCACCATGCGCTAGGAACTTATCCACCCAGCCAGTGGCCTTGTCATCCAAGCTCCACACTTCCTTGAACGTTGACTTCATCTGCCCAAACATCTGGAATATACCTATAGGCGCAAAGTGGTGGAACTCTCTAGTCCTGAAGAACGAGAACATAACGTCTCGGATTAAGTTAGGTAGAGCAAACGATGGATTGATACCTGTTGCTGTAGCACGCAATGAAGCTGTGCCTGATCCCCACGTTACCCACTTGCCTAGCTCTCTATTGATAGCTGGATCTCTACCGTGCCACTCTTCAGTTAGCACTCTAGAGTTATCATCCCCTTGATCTTTGAATACCATCTCAGCCTTCTCACCGTTAGGCAAGTGAGCTACAATAGGCTTGAAGTTAGTCGGCCTGTTCTCAGGAGTTACCAGCTTAGCAATCGTATTGTCCTCTACTCCGCTAACATAAGTGTAGAGCACAACGTTAGCCTTGTTGCGAGCTATGCGATCATGGATGCGTATGATGTAGTCCTTCATCAGCTGAGCTGGATCCATCAGGATAGCCTGCGTACTACCAGTTGTGATCCTCTCACTTGAGTTATACGTATCATCAGGATCGATAAACTTGATGTAGCGGCGAGGACTATAGTCACCAACCTCGATCATGTTATTGTACGAATCCTCATCTATCAAGTTAGCTTTCCTTAGAAGCTCCAGATTCTCTCTGAACACTGCTGAGTAATCCGTGACTCGCTTCA